GCTCGCCGACGGTGCCATCGGCCTTGAGGCTCGCCTCGTAGTGGGCGCGGCGCGACTTGCCACAGCCGCTCACGCCCCAGTACACTTGCGTGAACGTGATCCAGTTGCGCTTCGGCTCCTTGGCCATCGCAAACTTCTCGAAGGCGCGGTAGTAGCGCGCCCAGACCGGAAACAAGTCCGGGTCGGTCATGATGTCGTTCGCACTGCTGCCAGTGCTCATGAGTTCGAACACACGCTTGAGGTCGGTGCGTTCGCCCTTCTTGGTCGGGACGGCCGCGTCGGAGCCATGCTGCCACGGGCCGTACTGGTGCGGACCCGTCATGCGCGTGTCCTCCTTCATGCAATACGCCTTCGCCTGCTCGTGCGTGGCGTTGCGAGGCTCCCAATGGGAGCGTGCGCAGCAGTTGTCCTTGATCCACTTCAGACGCTTCTTGCCGACGAAGATCACGTAGCCCTGCAGATGCTCCGTGCCTCCGTCTTGTCCTTTTTCGTGCTGCCACACAACATACTCGACGTCGGGCCACACGTTCGGCGGAACATCCTCTTCCGCCGGATTGTTGGTGGTGAAACACCAGTACTTGAACGTGGCGTTGCGCGAATTCATCGTTTGTATTGTTTCACTCAATGTCGTAGATCGCATTCGTTTTTCAATTTTCAATTTTCAATCTGGGCGAAAACTTTTCGTTCAGATGAGACGTTTTCATTTCGTTAATATTTTTCCTTTTCCATCCAAATTTGTTTCATCAACTATGGGCATTTCTCCTACTACTGCGAAGAACCAGTTCATCGAGGCGATGATCAAGGACGGTGCCACGCTCAAGGCGTGCAACATGTGGTTTGCGCTGATGACGTCGGCCGCGACCAACGAAGATCAGCTTGAGTACGTGTGGCGCCTGACCGATCTGGGCAAGCACATCGAGGCGCACCCGGTCAGCATCATCACCACTTGCCTCTCGCAAGGCAAGTTCACCAAGGTGGATGACGAGATGATGAAGTGCGTCTGGCAACTTGTGTCTGATGACACGGACTCGCAGCGCGAGACTGACGAGTTCTGGCAAGACGCCGATGGCGAGGTCGAGATCATTTCCAAGAAAAGTGGTCTCGAGTGCCGCGAGTCGTTGAGCTCGTCTGGCTCGTACGAGGAAGAGCCTGCGTGCTGCCACGATGTGGTCGGCGACTGCGAGGAATGCATCGCCGAAGAGCTGCCCGTGCAGAAGTTCAGCGGCGTCAAGCGCAAGCTCGTCCCGCGCTGCGTTGACGACGAGGCGTACGAGGTGGAAAACCCTAAGGCTTAACAATGAACTTTCACATTCGTTTAGTTCTTCATCACATTCGTTGCTACTTCTGCTGCTGCCCTAGCAGTCAGCGTCCAGAGCATCCCACAGCTCCTGTCGAACCTGATTGTACTCGTCCGGACGACGCCAATCGTCCTCAGCGATCATCTGACGGCGCACGTGAGCGTCCACGAACGCCTGATGAGCCCGGCGCTCATCGTTCGCCGGATCCACATCTTCGATCTGCTGCTTCGCCGCACGATACGCTCGAAACACCTCCGTCCGAAACGCCTGATGTTGACGATCGTCTGTCCACTTCTGCATCTGAGCCCAGTACCGCGTCTTAATGCGGTTGAGGAACTCGTGCTGCGGCAGCTCGTAGAAGCTTTCAATAAACTGCATCTGCATGTTGAAAGTCGGGTTTGTTCGCAGCTGGTGGCGCACCATCTGCCAGAACATCTGGTCGACGTGCTCATCCATGATGCGCACGTCTCCGTAGTTGTAGCGTGCTTCGATGGCTGCCTTGGTCAGCCCGGCACGCGAGGCGGCACGGTACTGCGCCCGTGCCCACTCAGTCTTGCTGACCGCCGGGGCGATCAGCGCTTGGGTGGCGGCCTCCAGCCGTTCATCTTGCTCGACCTCCGCTCGAGTTCGTTTGCGACCCCACGTGGGCACGTACGGTCGCTTAAAGCTCATTCTTCGCTTTTGTCGATTTGTGTTGTCACAAATCTCCCGACCAAGATATATATATATATCATGACCGCTATATATGTATATATAGCTGCCCTCGCTCCGCTCGGGCCCTGGTCACCAGGCCCGCTTCGCGGTGCCTGGTGCCCAGGTTGGGGGGGTAATACTAAAAACCTGGGCACCGGTTTTTTGGGCCCCCCCAAGAAAAACCTTCGGTTTTTCACTGTTAAATTCGATTCAACAATGTCTAACAAGCGTGGTTATGCCGCTGTCGGCACTTCTGGTGGCTACAACAAGGCTCGCATGATCGGCGGCAAGGTCCTCAAGTACAACGTGCGCGACCCTGTCGCTGGTTCGTACCGTGCTCGCACTGCGATCCAGGCGTCCCGCGTGTATGGTCGCTCGAACATCCCGGCCGGCCTCAAGGGCGTCGACGACGTGCTCACTCAGGCTTCTCTGCTGGGTACCACCGGCACGAACGGCGGCATTCAGACGCTCAACTTGATCGCGCCGGGCATGGGCTCGTTCAACCGCGTTGGTCGCAAAGTGTTGCTCAAGAGCCTGCGCCTCAAGGGCTACGTTCTGCTCCAGCAGGCGCCGTCAACGGCTCTGCAGGAAGGCTGCATGGTGCGCATGGCTGTCGTGTGGGACCACCAGCCGACTGGCACAGTTCCGACTTTCGAGACGATCTTCGGCTTCACCAATCAGGCCGGCACAGAGAGCTCGACGGTCTGCGCGCCGCCGCGCTACGACAACATGGCCCGCTTCAAGGTCATCAAGGACGTGACCATGCGCTGCTCGCCGCAGACTGCTGGTACGCTGGCGGGCGTCGCACAGGAGGAGGTGTTCCCGTTCGATGAGTACATCAACCTGAACTTGACCACGACGTACGGTGGTCAGTCGGCGACTTGCACGATCGCCGACATCGCCACGGGCGCGCTCTACATCGTCTGGCGTCAACTCGAGCTGGGCGGTTCGGGCGCCGTCGCCACCGTCCCGGCGAGCTCCGTGTACCGTCTGCGTTACATCGATTGAAAGGATCTCAATCTGGCGTTTACTTAGTTCCAGTTGTTCATCCACGCGTCGAACATGCGTTGACCTTCTTCTTCTTCGGCGAGGCGGATGCGCTCGTACGCGGCAGCTTCAGCAGCCTCGTCCTCGGCGTGACGCTGCATGAGGGCGAGCATCGGCACGACCACCGCGCCCACGGCAGGCGGTGAGAAGATCGGCGGCACCACCATCGGCAGTGGCGCCGGGATCTCGCCGGGCGGGGCCCACGGCTGCGTCATGTGCTCGACAGCTCCGTGTTCGCCTGTGAGGCGGCGCTCCATCGCGCCCAGCCCGATGCGGCTCCACCATTGCTCGGGCGGCTCGTTGCTCGTGATCCAGATCTTGGTGGCGAGAAAGTTGCGCGCGCCACCCTTGTAGTCGACGATCGTCGGATAGCGGTCACAGATCACCTGCATCTGCGTGCGAGGGATCCAGCCGTAGAACTCGTCGATGATGATGTGCTTCTCGCCGTTGTAGCCGTCCCAGTACACGGCGTTGCCCTGCGGCTTGCGCAGGACGTAGTACGGCTCGCCGACGGTGCCATCGGCCTTGAGGCTCGCCTCGTAGTGGGCGCGGCGCGACTTGCCACAGCCGCTCACGCCCCAGTACACTTGCGTGAACGTGATCCAGTTGCGCTTCGGCTCCTT